CTGACCACCCTTTAACAGGTGGTGGAACTTTTAGAAACGAGCCTTCAACTGCGGCAGACTTAAATGAGACTTCTCTTGAGAACGCTCTCATTGACATTGCGGCATTTGTTGACGAGCGAAACATGATTATTGCTCTTCGTGGAATGAAGTTGATTATTCCACCAGCACTTCAGTTCATTGCAGATCGTTTATTAGAGTCAACTTTAAGACCTGGAACATCAGACAATGATGTAAACGCAGTAAAGAACATGGGAATGGTTCCTGATGGGTACACCGTCAATCATTTCTTGACTGATACAGATGCGTTCTTCATCAAGACAGATGCTCCTAATGGCTTAAAGATGTTCGAAAGAGCACCATTAGCTACAAATATGGAAGCTGACTTTGACACAGGAAACATGAGGTTTAAGGCTCGTGAGCGTTATTCTTTCGGTTATTCCGATCCACGTTGTATATTTGGTTCCCCAGGAGCTTAATATACAATAAAATTTATTTTATTAGAGGGCGGCTAAAGTCGCCCTTTATTTTTTCAAATTACTTGTTATAATGATTTATCCCTGACAGTCGCATGGTGCGACTGACATTTGCCACGACAGGAGGAAAACATGGCTAATTCGACTTTTTCAGGTCCAGTACGCTCAAAAGGCGGTTTTAATGTAATTAATGAAAGTAGCACAACAGGTGCTATTACAGAAACTGGCTTTTCAGTAAATTCAACTGGACAATTAATTTCACTTGGAACAAGAAAAATCCAAACATTTGCTATAAGTTTGGCTAGCACAGACGCAGCCGACACTACTTATGCAGACAATGATGTTCTTGTAGAAATAGGTGAGTTAAATACAGATCATCCAGATGATTTGGTGACTGCAAGTAAATTCTTTATTCACAAAGTAGTACTTGGCGTTACAACTGCGGCTGCTAGTGATGCTAATTCTTTAGCTAACTTACAACTTAGTGCAACTTCAGGTACAGCCACTAACTCTGGTATATCTTCAGGTACAGAAATTGTAGGAGCTGGTGTTGCGTCTTTTAACCCAAGAATTTCTGCTACTGATTCTGTTACTGAGATAGACATTGATCTTGATGCCACTGCTGGTACTTATCATGTGTTTGCACCTAATATAACTGCAGCTATAGCTAGTAAATATCTGTATATGGGTGCAGGTTCTACTTGTGATACCGCTTTAACAGCTTTTAGAGGCACTCTTGAAATAGAGTATTCAGTTTATTAATCATAGGGGGGGAGAAATCCCCCTTTTAAATAAGGAGATATAAATGGCTGATGCGGTAACAAGTCAAACGATACAAGATGGTGTTAAGAATGTTGTAATGAAATTTACTAACATTAGTGATGGTTCAGGTGAAAGTGCTGTTGCTAAAGTTGATGTGAGTGCATTAACTGCAGGACCAAATGGAGAAACTTGTACTGGAGTTACTATAGAAGAGATATGGTGGCAGTGTATAGGTATGAAAGTTAGTCTTTTTTGGGATGCTTCTTCTAATGTAATAATAATGCAATTAGGAGAAAACCAATCAGGACACCAAGATTTTAGAGATTTTGGTGGTTTAACAAATAATGCAGGAGGTGGCAAAACTGGTGATGTACTGTTTACAACAGTAGGTCATTCAAGTGCTGATACTTATAGTATAATTTTATCTATGCGTAAAAATTACGGATAATTAATTGTCGATTGGCAGATCACAGATTAGTAAACAAATATCTAAGCCTCCAAAGAAAAAGAGGAAAAAGAAAGCAATTAGTAAGAAAAAGCGGAGATAAAATATGGCTACTTCTGGATCAACAAACTTTGAATTAGACGTATCTGACTATATAGAAGAGGCTTATGAGCGTTGTGGGATAGAAACCAGAACAGGCTATGATCTGAAGAGTGCTAAAAGAAGTTTGAACCTTATGTTAGTAGAATGGTCTAATAGAGGGTTAAATCAATGGACTATAGCACAAAGAACACAGACTGTTACGGCAAGTGATGGTGAATATTCTCTTGGAACAGATGTCATAGATGTTTTGTCTATGTCTGTTTTAAGAAGTTCTAGTTATTATCCTTTAGAAAGAATAAGTCGTGATTCCTATTTAGCTATCCCGAACAAATCTCAAACAGGAAGGCCAACACAGTTCTTTTTAGATAGGCAATTAACCCCTAACCTAAAGATATGGCCTTTACCTGAAAATAGCACAGATATTTTATATTATGACGCATTAACACGCATGGATGATGCAGATTCATATACAAATACTGTGGAAATACCCTTTCGTTTTTACCCATGTTTAGCCGCTGGTTTAGCTTATTATATAGCAATAAAAAAGGCTCCAGATAGAATACAGCTTCTTAAAACTGCTTATGAGGAAGAATTTGAAAGGGCTATGGCAGAAGATAGAGATAGGTCTTCTTTTAATGTATCACCACAATTAGGATTTTATAACATTGTCTAGGTTTGCTACAGGTAGAAACGCTTATGCTATATCAGATAGGTCTGGTTTTAGGTATAAACGTAAAAATATGCGTAAAGAATGGAATGGTTCTTTAGTTGGTAAGGATGAATACGAGGCAAAACATCCACAATTAACACCTAGATTAAGGGTTGTAGACGCACAAGCACTAAGAAATGCAAGGCCAGATACAGATGTAGAAACATCAGGTTTTGTAGTATATACAAATATTGGTGATGGAATTTTAGGAAAATTGTTGACTTCTAATTTAGAGGCAACAACAGCATTAGGAACAGTAACGGTGACTACATCATGAGCTTTACATATTCAGGACTAAAAACGGCTATTCAAAATTATACGGATAATACAGAAACAACCTTTGTAGCGACCCTAGATAATTTTATAAAAACGGTTGAAGATCGTATTTTAACATCAGTAGATTTAGAATATTTTAGAAAGAACGCTACTACTTCGATGACATCAAGTAATCAGTATCTTGCAATTCCTTCTGATTTTCTGTCTTCATTTAGTGTTTCTATAACAAATTCTAGCTCTAAAGAGTTTTTATTGCAGAAAGATGTTAATTTTGTACAAGAATTTAATCCTAATTCTTCAACTACAGGTACACCACGTTATTATGCTCGTTTTGATAATAGTAACTTCATTGTAGCACCAACTCCAGATGCAAATTATGTGACCGAAGTTCACTACTATTACAGGCCAACAAGTTTAACGGCTGGAAGTGATAGTGGCACAACCTGGTTAAGTACAAATGCTCCAAATGCTTTATTATATGGATGTTTAATGGAGGCTTATACTTTTATGAAGGGTGAACAAGACGTAATGGCAATGTATGAAAAAAGATTTGCAGAAGCATTGTCTCGTTTAAAAGATTTTGGCGAAGCAAGAGAAAATGCTGATGCTTTTAGAAGAGGATTACCAGATAGGCCACGAACATGAGGGTAGCAATAGTTGGACTAGGTGGAAGCTATGCAGATTACATAGCTGCTAGAATAAGATCAGAAAAATTTGATGAAGTTTGGGGTATTAATTGTATTGGTGCAATAATTCATGTGGACAAGACTTTTATGATGGACCCTGTATCTCGTTTTTTAGATACGGATAATGCAGGTTTACAAACAGGCATAGCTAATGAATTTCTCAAAAATAATAAAAAACCTATTTACACTTGCCAAATGGATAAAAGAGTCAAAAATCTCAAATTATATCCACTCGAAGAGGTCATTAAATCTACCAATCTTTGTTATTTTAACAACACTGTACCTTACGCTATTGGTTATGCTATATATCGTAATGTCTCTTCCATTTGTCTTTATGGAATAGATTATACATATAAGGATAATATCTACATGGCAGAATCTGGAAGAGCTTGCACAGAATTTTGGTGTGCTACGGCTGTGTCAAAGGGTATAAAAGTAGAGGTTGCTAATAGGTCTGGTTTGTTAGATACAAATGTACCTGATAGTGAGAAATTGTATGGCTATCACAGATTAGATGATCCTTTGGTTCAGCAATTTAACGAACAAGGGCTTTTAATTACAAAACAGTCTGAAGTTGCTCCACCAGAGCCTATAGACAATAAGCCTATACTTTTTGGAAGACATGATTTACAAAAGGCAAACGGAGTGGATAATCATGTTTCAAATTAATGCAGCAGAAATAGGAAGTGTAAAGATAAATACCTCTCAAAATGGGGGTTTTTCAAGTGACCAAATTGCTGATATGGCTACAGATAAGATAGTATATGTGGCAGACAACGCTCCTCCTGCTATACAAGAACAAGCTCGTTTGTTTGCAGATCGTGTAAGAAATCTTCTTAGAGGATATGTTGATTTGGCAAAAAGAGAAGAACGTGCTACAATTATTCAAGTAATTGAACAAACTGGTAACAAAGAATTAGCAAATATCATAAGGAGGCTATAATGGCAATTTCTCAAGCAATGTGTACATCTTTTAAGCAAGAATTGATGTTAGGCACACATAATTTTGCGACAAACGGCAATTCTTTTAAACTTGCCTTGTACGCAGAAGGTGGAGGAGGTAAATCTTCTACTACGGCTACTTTAGGAGTCGCAACGACTGCATACACCACAACTGGCGAAGTGGCAAACAGTGGGTCTTATACTGCTGGTGGAGGAGATTTAACAAATGTTGCACCTACTACTTCAAGTACAACTGCTCTTACCGATTTCGCAGATATAAGCTTTACAACGGCTACAATTACTGCAATGGGTGCGTTAATTTATAACGATACTAATAGTAACAAGGCAGTAGCGGTGTTAGACTTTACAACTAATAAAACTTCTACTTCTGGTACATTTACGGTAACATTTCCAACTGCGGATTCTTCTAATGCTATAATACGGATTGCGTAATGGCTCATGTCGTTGCTGATCGTGTAAGAGAAACTACAACTACAACTGGCACAGGGACTTATACCCTTGCTGGAGCTGTAACTGGTTTTGAAACATTTGGCTCTATCGGCAATAGCAACACAACATATTATTGTTGTACAGACGGAACCAATTTTGAGGTTGGGGTAGGAACGTACACTGCTAGTGGCACGACTTTAGCTAGAACGACAATATTACAGTCTAGCAATAGCGATAATGCGGTTAACTGGAGTAGTGGTACTAGGCAGATATTCTGTACGCTTCCTGCGGAAAAAGCGGTTATTTTAGACCCCAATAATGACACTACTATAAAATCTAGTGACGGTGCGATACTTAAAATACAAACAAGTGATACTTCTGTAATTAACGGTAATTATTTAGGAAAAATTGAATTTTCTGCACCAAATGAAGCTAGTGGAACGGATGCTATTACAACTGCTGGATATATTAATTCGTATGCAAGAGGCACTTTTTCTTCTACCTACAATGGAGCAGATTTATTATTTGGCACAGGATATTCTGGTTCAGCGGCTATTACAATGTGGTTGGAAAACACTGGATTACTAAATTTATATAGTAATAGCAGAGGTGGTGTTCCTGGAATTAACTTTAGATACGGCTCATATACAAGTGCTCAAGGCAATGTAATTTTTACAAATTCAGCAGGGCAGTTATGTTTTGGAATGGATGGGTCTACATCTAATGTTGTTTTCTTTTTAGATGATGAAGATGGTCAACCAATTTTTACGTTTCAAGAAGAAAACGGAACAGATATTATGGATGGTGGCGATACAGATGTGACTGTTCATAAGCCGTTTATAGTTAATGATGATATTACAGCCAAAACCTCAGATGGAGCCTTATTAAAATTACAAACTTCAGATACTACTGTAGCAGATGGAAATGTAATAGGTGCTATTGAGTTTTCTGCTCCTAGCGAAGCTAGTGGTACAGATGCTATAACAACTGCCGCCTCAATCGTAGCAGAAGCA